GTTAAAAAATAGAACAAAATATGTTAAATTGGTATCTCAGTATGTAGGAAAAGCTTACAAAGAGGGTGTAAAATTCAAAAATTTTAAGTATAAAACGAACAAAAGTTCTAAAATAGAACATAAAACTGCAGTGAAGGTTATAAATGATTTTATAAGAAGAGTTAAGCAAGCGGAAGATTTGTATAAATTTAAGATGCAGCAGTTGAAAGAAAAAAGAAAATGGAGTGAAATTAAGAGAAATTTGACAAAAGGTCAGCAGGAGATAATTGAACGAGAATATATTACTGGAATTAAAAGAGCTGTAAATGCTGCAATATTTTTGGCTGCGGATGAGGGGAGAAAATGAAAGAAGAGTGGATTACAATAGGAGATAATAAAGTTTGTAGAGATTGTCAGGCTCTTTCTGGAAGAATAGAGGATAGCAAATATTGGGATTTGACAGGAAGACCGAGACAAAGAGAAACTCTTTGCGATGGTAGTTGTAGATGTATGTTATTCCCTGTTGAAGAGAAGACAACAGAGTTTGACAAGGTTCTTGATGAGGTTATTGATGAATATATGAAAGGAGTTGTTATTGATAAAACAACAGGTGGAAAAATAGTTCATATAAAATTAGATGAATTTTCTGAAATAGCAGGGGTGGCTGATGTTTCTTATGAGCTAATTGATAAGCTTGAAAAAATGATTGTTGAGTGGAAAATATTGAACGGTTATCAAAAACTTCCAGATGAATATTTTGAATTGGCTGATATAAAAAAACAAATTAAATGGTTGGAGGAAAGAGTATGAAGATAAAAGTACACACAAAACAGGTAGAAAAACATTTGAACACAATTTATAGTATTTTAGACAAACACGGACAGGAAATAATGAAAGAAATTGGAGATAAAGGGAAATTTTTAATACAGAATAGGACTAAAAGAGGGTTTGATGTGAACAATAAAGAATTTAAAAGATTAAAAAATGGGAAAAGAAGCACTTTAACACAAACAGGGAAAATGTTGGAAAGTATTAAGGTCCAAAGTTCTAATAGAGTTGTGAGAATTTATGTTGGGAAACAAAACAGAGGAAGGATAACTAATTTTGGATTGGCAACGGTTCATAATTTTGGTAGAAGAGCAGGAAGAGGAAAAGGTTTTAAAATGCCCAAAAGAGAATTTTTTGGGTTAAATGATAAAGATTGGAGAAAGTTGAAATTATTGTTTAAAAAATTGTTTTATGATTTTTTAAGAGGTAAAAAATGATTTATACATTAGATGAAGTAAGAGAATGTGTAATTTGGGACAAACCAGCTGCTATAATAGGCACAGGTTCAAATATAAACAAATTTATATACAATGAAGATAAGGTAAATGTTTTTATGATAAATAAAGCTGGATTAGAATATGAAGGAACTGGTTGGGTTGTGACTGTAGAAGAGCATTTATCTTTAATTAGGCGATTATATCCTGAAAAGCAAAGGATAATTAATATTAGAAATAAAGATATAAGAAAATACAACTTAGAATATGGAGGCACTTTAGGTCATATACTTGATTTTGTAGCAAAACATATATGGAGTGGTAATAAAATATTTTTACAAGGTATTGATTTATATAGTAAAGAAGGTGAAAAAGATAGAAATTGGAAGGCTTACAAACAAGCAGTATGGAGAATAAATAGAAGATTTGAAAATTTTAAAAAAGGAGTTAAAATAATAAGGATAAATAATACATGGCAGTTAAAATTTTTGGTCTTAGGGAGACCATCAAATAAATTATTATTAAAGGAGGTAAAATAAAATGGAAGTAGCAGAGCTACAAAAACAAAATGAAGCTCTCAAAGCTGAGCTTGAGAAGCTTAAAAAAGAAATTGCTGAGAATAGGATTCCCAGCGATTTAGAAGGTTTGAAAAGGAATAGGGATGAATTACTAAAGGAGAAGAAAGAGCTGCAGAAAAGATATGAAGAATTGTTGGCAAAGCAGGAGGAGGAGAAAAAAAGAAAAATGGAAGAAGAAGGAAAGTATAAGGAACTTTTAGAGAAAGAAAGAGCTGAAAAAGAAAAAATATTGAAAGAGAAAGAAGAAGTATTAAGGAAAAGTAATTTGCTTTTAGCAGCTCAGAAGCACGGATTTAATACCAAGTATATTAAATTGCTTGATGATGTTGAATTTGATGAGAATGGAAAAATTGTTAACGAAGAAGAATACTTTAACAAGAAGAAAGAAGAAGACCCTATTCTTTTTACAAACACAAAAAAGAATGTTCCTGCTACTGATGCTGGCAAACCTAAAGTATTTGATAAAGGTCATATTTTCACCAGGGAAGAGGTGAGAAATATGGATTTAGAGACTTATAAAAAATTTAGGGATGTCATACGGGAGCAGGAGCGTGAGGGGTTGTTAAAATAGGAAAAAATAACAACCTCTAAAAGAGGTTTTTAAAATGGCAACAGGATATGTTACACCTACTTCAATTGATGCTCTAATTCCAGAAACTTGGAGGAAAGATATAGTTTTAGAGCTTTATGACAGAATGGTTATGAGGGACTTAGTAAATGTAATTACTGTCCCACCTGGAACAGACACAGTTCATTTTCCTGCAATTTCTAAGCTTACAGCTGAACAAATTACTCCTGGTACACCTTTAGAGGGAAAGTATAACACCGAAAGTGCAATTACACTTTCAATTGACAAATATTATGGTGTACCTATGACAATTTCTGAGAAAGCACTTATCCAGGTTCAGCAAAATATTTCTCTTGGAGATATTTACAAACAGAGAATGGCTGAAGCTCTTGCTTATAAGATGGACCAGGATTTACTTGGTCTTTATTCTGGTCTTTCTCAGAGTGTTGATTTGTCTTCAGGAGATATTACAAAAGCTGGAATACTTGAAGCAAGAAGACTGTTAAATAAGGCTGGAGCTCCTCAGTCAAATAGATACCTTGTAATCTCACCAGAGCAAGAAGAAGCAATGCTTTCAATTAGTGATTTTGTTGATGCTTCTAAATATGGTGATAATGCTCCTATTAGAGATGGGTTTATTGGAAAGGTATTTGGATTTGAAGTTTTTGTCACAGACGCAGTAATTACAGCATCTACAAGGAAAAATCTTGCTTTTCATAGAGATTTTGCACTTCTTGGGATACAGCAGGAAGTAAAAATTACTTCAGCTTGGATGCCTATGAAGGATGGCTATGATATGGTTGCTAAAGTATTATATGGTGTTACAGAAATGAGAGACGATTTTGGTGTTGTAATAGTGACTAAAGATTAATGGAGTGAGTTATGAAGATACTTAAAGTTAGGAATAACAAAGGGGCTATTCATACTGTGACCGAAGAACATTATAAAATGTATAAAGACCAGAGAGGATTTGAGATTGTGGAAGAAATATCAAAAGAAAAAAATATTCCTAATACAAAAGCTGAAACTAAACCTAAGCCTAAGAGGGTAAAAAATGTTGCAAATAAAGTTAAGAGAAAATGAAGCTATAAAAGGCACAGATTTTACTATTGCCCTCACTATTTATGATGGGGGAGTTGAAAAAACTCCCTCATCTGCTACTATTTCTGTATATGATTATATTGGTAATGCTTTTGTAGAAGATGAAGATATGGCTATATCTGGAAACACTTGTACATATACTCTCTCATCTGATTACACTAATACTCTTCAAGAAAATGCAAGAATTAAAGTTGTAATAGATGGGGAGGAGGTTAATTTTCTTTTTGATATAGTCCTGTATAAGCTTATAAATAATGTTACTGATGATGATTTAAAGAAATATAAACCAACATTAGCAAGCGATATTTGGACAGGACACACAAATTATCAGGCACAGATAGATGAAGCATTTAATCTTGTAAAAAGAGATATAAAGAACATGGGTAAACGCCCAAATTTAATCATTGATAGCTCACAAATTAGAGAGCTTATTATTTTAAGAGCTTTTTCTATCATATTTAATGATTTCTCCTCCTCTCCTGAAGATATATGGTATGCAAGATACCTTTCAACGCAAGAAGAGTATAAGAGAGCACTTGATAATACTGTATTTAAGTATGATGAAGATGAAGATGGTATTGTAAATAGTGATGATGAAGTATTTGGTCAGCCGAGGTTACAGAGATGAGTTTAGCTAATTATTTAACAACTGTTTTAGAGAGTATAGAAAATAATGGATATACTTTTTCTGGAGAATTAAGAAATTTTGATTCTGTTGCATCTTCAAGAATAAATAAAGCTTATAATTTTAAAGTTGATGTTATTGAAATAGAAGAGATAGCTGGTGGCAGATTACAACAGAAAGCTGAAATTACATTAATAATTGTAGAAAAATTGCCAGTAAGAGGTGATAAAAAAGCAAAATATGAAGATGCATTAACAGCAATAGAGACAATAGAGAAAAGTGTAATGAATGCTATAACTGATACTCCACTTCTTATGATTGAACAGACAACTGAATTTATTGAAGACTATGTATTTTTTACAATAAGATTTGAGCTCGTATATGAGCTTGAGTTATAGGAGGGAACGATGCCAAGAAGAAAAAAGAAAACCATCCCTAAAGAAAAAATGATAAATAAAAATGAAGAGATAAAAGATGAAAGAGAAGGGATGATTAAGACCTATCACCCTAAAAAGGGGTGGATATGGATTGTTAAAAAGGAGGATAACAAATGAGTGTATTAAAACGAAATAAGACACTTGCTATAACAGACTGTACTACTTGGGGTACTGCAGAACAGCCAGATACAAATGATGGTTATTTTGTTGTATCTGCAGATTTACCAAGTGGTGGTAGAAATGTTTGGGAAAATGGAGAAGAAGCTGGCAGAGGAGTTGCTTCTGTAGCAGAAGTTTTGGAATATACAGCACAGGCAGGCAGTTTTACAATGAAAGCTTATGTAGAAGGTATAGAAGCTTTAATTAAAGCTGTTATGGGCACTCAGCAGGCAAATCAGGAAATAACAACAGGAGTTATTAAGAAAACTTATACTTTACTTGAAGAAATGACGGGTAATTTAAAGACGATTGCTTGGGAAGAAGGAGATCAGACAAAAGTAATTAGGTCTGCTGTGTTAAATAAAATGAGCTTTTCAATTTCTGATGGGTTAAATGCTACTTTTGATTTTATAGGTGATAAAGTATCTATAGCTGGATGGACAGACCCACTTGGTTCAGTTACTTATGAAAGTTCGGGGAAATCAATTCACAAACTTGTTGGTGCCACTGTTTATATTTCTGATTTTGATGATGCAGATTTCTCTGATGGGAACAAAGTTTATCCTAACAATATTGAAATTAATGTAATAAGAGGATTTCAA